GTGCTTAGGTACACTCTTCTATTTTGCATTAGAGTCAGAGGCTTAGCCTCCGATGTCTGTTGCTTTTGTTGAGTCAGCCATGTTCACGCGGTCCTGCCCTAGACCACGATCCCAGCGCCGCATGGCTTTTGGCCATGTGCGTGTTGATGCAGAGAGTGATAGGGCCACAGGAGATCCAGATCGGACAATCCTTCGTAGCTTTAGCCATAATCGGAGGATCCGTCCCCCTTCCCTTACGCTAATGTCGTCGTTTTTACGCGACAACAGTTGCGCTCGAGTTGGGAAACTTCCCGACTCCGAGTTATAACCAAATAACTCGCTCCAGAGTGCATCTAGATCTTTCCATGACGGAAGGATGTATGGACTGTGCTCTCGGAGCATTCCATCAACTTTCTTCACACGGCTCCATAACTTATCATGGTAAGGCCGAGCAACCCATTCTAGGAAGAAGTCGTTGAAGGCGTTTTCTGAGAAAACACCATCTAAACCTCTTCCCTTCACTCCAAGATACCCCCTAACGGCGACTAAACCGTTTCGGAGAGTACCTCGGAATTCCTCCTTTCGTTCTTTCTCTGTCTTCGGACGGTCCTCACCGTACGAATAGGAGTAAAGCCCGATTGAAGGTAGGAGTTGCTCGATCTTAACAATCCTAGTCACGGCCCGGTTAATCAATTCAGTCCACACCCCCATGGCGACACGCCATAAGGGTGCGTCATCCTTGATCGCTGCACCAGGGCCAACAGCGCTGATCCACTCGATTACTCGAGTGGGCCAGACGCTGCCTGGCGCATGCAGGCAAGCTGACAGACGTCCTAGACGATTCCCGACAGCCCAGATCACCTGTAGGCGAGCTAGGTTTCGGTATCCGTAACCAGCAAAGCGAGCTACAGAAGATACTCTTATTCTTGCGAATTTTAAGTTCTTTCGGACGAGTTCCATCAAAGAAGTAAGATTGCTTAACGCAACCGAGACTTCAGCGAGGGACATCGCCGATACCTCCTGTCCTTTGAAATATGTTCTCTTAGCGAACTCGAAAGTTCCCTGAGTAGAAACCAGACTTTTGGCAAGCCCGATTTCCACTCCTATCAAAGACATAAGTCTCAGGTACTCGTTGGCTACGGCCTTGTCTGCAATGACAATGTCGTCTCCGAGCACCGCGTAATCCAGAAACCATCCTTCTCTTTTCGTACTAGGACTCACACGGTGAGCCGCCAATTGTACGATGGCATGATGCGTCAGCGCAAGCATGGCCCACGACGAGTACGCGCCCATTGGTTGTCCCACCGCATAGACGACCTCACTGAAACCAAGGTTCCAGGATTTTGCTTCCTTAGGAAGCTTATAAGGTCGACCTATTAGGAGGTTCTTCCAATGCCGGGCAAACGCCGTGGTCCCTACTCCTTCCAATATCATCTCTTGAAGAACCACCGGCAACCGATCGGTCGCCGCTGATAAATCGTAAGATGCCACGAAGCACTTACTAGGGTCGTTCATTCTCTTAATCAACCGCTCCACAGGAGCAGTTTGATTGAAGGTTCCGTCCGTCCTTATGGCTCCGAGTCTTGTAAAGATCCACTTATGCAGTGGATGAAGTAGTGCCTGCGTGAGAGCATCTACCATAGCGAACACTCGAATCTTACCGGGTTCAAATTTGAATCCGAGGCGCCCTAGGGCCATTACTGGACCCCAGGTGCTTTCAAGAGGGTTGATTTGCTTGGTAACGATCACACAAGTGGACTCCGGTTCCCAAGGGCCATGATGGCACCGTTGGGGATCCTTTACAAAAGGATTCTGGGCGAAGGGTTTAACCCTCGCACACTGTGTAAATCGCTCACGCACTCCTACAACCATCTCTTTCACCTTATTGATAAAGGGCTTAAGGCCCCATACCAACTCTAACCCATCGACCTCCTGGAGATATCTAGAGAAAGATCTCTGGAGATGCTCCGGGGCGAGAGCCCAGTTTACGATATCGAGAGGTAGAGCAGCGACGCTGCTCAGGCCTCCAGAGTTCGGACTGGACTTTCTAATCAATGGAATTAGATTAGGTGTCATCTCAAATCCTAGTCGGGCCTTCACCGGCAGCTTGGTTTCTTGCTCAAGCTTAAGGAAGAAGGTAGGTAACCATCTAGCCCACAACTCTAAGAGACCGTTGCTAGACAAGTCTAGCCCTGGTTTCGTTATTGTCGTGAGTTTTAACTTTCCGCGGAAATCCAAAACTCGGTAGAGACCGAATAAGGATAACCACAGTCGGATAACGGTTACATCGCCTAATTGAATTAAGCGACGGTCCCTTCGATCAATGATCCGAGGGAATCCCTGACGAGTTCGAGAAACGTTCATCCCAATCGCAAACGGCGCGGTGCCCTTCATACCTCCTATGCTCTGCTGAAGCAGAACAGAACAGGTCTTCAGGTACATCGCAAGTCCCTTTTGTCCTTGGTTACGATACATCGACGTTACTCTCCGGGCGAACCCAAACACGATTTTCACTCGCTGCACCGACAACTGCCCAACCACTAACACCACCATTCTGAGGAACAGTGGTGCTAGTGTGTTTCCGCGTTTTACAGCGGAAGACCAATCTAGGGAGTGCGACACTAAGCTCTTATATAGAGTTTTAATGTTTTGCATTATATTTAATATTTTATTATTATTTATAAGCGGGAGCCCCCGCTTCCCCAAAACCTTCGTTTTCCTCTGAGACTTCGGCTAAAGTCGAGGCTCCTGGGAACCCGAGGACGCAGGTCGGCTTGTCAGCCAGTCGATGTGACACTCTTGTTCCGGTTGTTACCCCGGTTAGAGGCACGGACGACAGTACCGATCACTGTGATCGATGTCAAGCATTCGGAAGCCCCTCAAGGCAACCGTACAGCTGGCTTAAGATTCACCATTTGAGCGCTTTACTTCACGCACTGCGGGTTGTCCTGAATTTTC